GACCCTTTAAGGTCTCCACCAGCGCTTAACGTGCTTTCAGGAACTAACCAATCTTGAATTCTGATACCGTTGTACAGTGTACTCCGGCGGTATCCAAAATCGGTGTAGCTTGATATGTTACACCCCAACAAATAAGGCATGACATGGCCGGATATAGCACACAGAAGCGCGATACACAAATTAGATTATTTGCGTCTCGAGCCAATGGTGGTGCCCAAGTAGATGACCCTAATTATGGTCGTCTACCATCCGATCAGGAAACTTATTCGTTTCGAACGAATAAGTTAGACGTCGATCCTGACTCAGATCATCTCGATACAAGGGTTACTTATAACCCTTTTACCGAGAACCCTAGTCAGTTCGATACTGGTCACGAGTTTTATACTCGGAGAAGGACTTCTCGTCTTTCTCACATGAACTATTTCGCAAGAAATAGTACAGGTTCAGTCCGCTTCCGCGGACCCCTCGTGTTGGGCAGTTTTGCAGAGAATGTAACGGATAATTTTCCCGTTGTCAATAGACTTGATGCGAATAGCATCAAATACTATGGCAGTCGTGCGATTTCTCGTACGATTCCTACTCTGCCGTCTGCGAACGTCTCAACATTTATTGGTGAGCTCATTTCTGATGGGCTTCCAATAACTGGTGCGGCTATAGGTAGACTTTTTGAACAGGCTAAGTATCTCCAATCAATCGGAGATGCAACGCTAATTCTAAAGTTTGCTCTAGAACCGTTCATAAGAGATATCAGCAAAGTTTTAATTGCTGTATCTACTGCTGGTCGACGTATCGATCAGTTTATGAGAGACTCGGGCCGTCAGGTCCGCCGCTCCTATCATTTCGAAGATGAGAACTCATCAGTAGTTGAAGCTATATCTCTTTACGAGACCGCTTCTCTACTCCAACCTCTTATGGTTGCTCGAAATCCAGATATGGGTTCCAAAACCACTGTGACCAATACAAAAACTTGGTTCAGTGGAGCGTTCATGTATTATGCTGAGTTTGGTTCTTCCATTCTCGAACAAATACGTGAGGCCGGCCGTAAGGCTGACCTAATTCTGGGGTTTGGTATTACTCCAGAAACGCTATGGGAACTCACGCCATGGTCATGGCTTGTCGACTGGAAGGCTAATATTGGGGATGCTATTTCCAATATGACGCGTTTCCAAGCCGACAGGCTTGTGTTAAGGTATGGTTATTTGATGCGACAAACTGTCGTATCTCGTAACTATGCTCTCAATGGACTCCAATTTATTAATGGAGCTCCCGGGACTTTAAACTATACCCTTCAGGTGGTTCAGAAGGAGAGGTTTAAAGCAACACCTTATGGATTCGGCCTTAATCCTAACAGTTTTACTGTGGATCAATGGGCGATCCTGGCCGCTCTTGGTTTATCCAAAGGCGGTAAGGTGCTTCCCTAACAAGGGGAGTGGAGCATTTATCAAGCTCCGACACTCAATGATGACATTCGGTCATTGTTGTTTTATCAATGTATCGCCGTGAGGCGTCACTGAAAGAAGGAATGTCATGGCATTTTCCGATCCACAATCAGTTACTATTAATGCGGTTGCAAACTCTCTTCCGAGAGTAAGCAGCGGCGTTAACACCGGTTCCTTTTCAAAGGACGATGGTAACGTCCAGCTCTCGGTTTCGCATACCTATGGTAAGCGTACCCGTCGGGCTGTTCGCATTAATTTCTCCAAAATTGCTTCTGATCCGTTGATCAGCGCTCAGAATATCCGCTATTCGCATAGCTGGACTCTGGTCGCAGATCTTCCCCCGACAGGTTTTACTGTCGCTGAAGCAAAGCAGGTTGCCGATGGCTTTATCGCCTGGCTCTCTGCATCTTCTGGAGCTAAGATCACTCAGCTTTTGGGTGGTGAGAACTAAAAGGTGGTCTCCGTAGAATGGATCATTCTCGGTATTACCATCTTTGTCCTACTGATTGTCTCCCTCGACACTATGTCGGGGAAGCGATCGGGGCGGAACAGGCATTAGCCTGTCTCGCCCTTGAGGTCGGAACGTGCATAATGACTAAGGATCAATTAACTCTATTAGGAGCAAATGATGAAAAGCCTTATGCTAAAGTTCCTTCAACATGTCCTGACTGATGTCGGGACATGGTGTCACGTTAGCACCCACCTCGATTTTAAAACGATCGAGGAACGTGTTGAACATGAAGGATTGTCGTTTCTTACGATAACCCTCCCCCAATTTGCAAAAGACCTTGAAAAAGGTCTTGAGCAAGGTTGGGTAGCTCGCACCAGTTTCACGGGTTATTCTCGTAAAACAGGTGGGTATATCCCCAAATTTCTTGGTGGATTCCTAGAGCTCATATTCGATACTGAGACTGGTGCTCTGTTAGATGTACCTTCTGTCGATGCAATCCGTGCCATTCGTCAAATTTCTTTGATGTTTGGCAAGGTCGCTCTTGATTGCTCCCCTAATCGGGTGCAATCTGCGAAAGACAAGTACATCGAAACGGATATCCTAGTTAATGAATGGGAAGTAAATCATTTTGGGGATCGAGGGTCTGAGACTAATGATAGTCTCTTCCTTGATCTTCGATCTACTTTCCGTATGCTTTTCGACGATCTCCTCACCGAACTAGACTCTTTGGTCTATAACGGTAAGATCATCCCAAAGCATGGCCCCGGCGCTACTGCTGATCGTCTTCGCGGAAATCGCAAATACGATCAAAAGGAGTGGCCGGTGAGACTAGAGGCCTGGTTCTCCTGGACGGAGTTCCTTTACCCTAGCTACTCACTCGCCTTAAATGACGAGGACCTAATTAACTGGATTGAACCCGGAGCTGAGAGACCTGTTAGGGTCATAACAGTTCCTAAAACGCTGAAAACACCTCGTATAATTGCTATCGAGCCTACTGCCATGCAATATGTGCAGCAGGGTATTCTCGAGCAATTTGAGTTGGGGATAATGAAGAATTACTACCTTCAGAATCTCCTTGACTGGTCTTCCCAAGTTCCTAATCAGAATCTTGCGAAGGCTGGGTCCGTTACTGGACTCCTTGCTACACTTGACTTAAGTGAAGCTTCGGATCGTGTTTCCAATCGGCTCGTAACCTATCTACTTGAACGTTACCCTAGTTTGCTGGGTGGCATTCAATCTTGTAGATCTGTGAAGGCCGATGTAGATGGCAAGATAATTCATCTCGCCAAATTCGCGTCTATGGGTTCTGCGCTCTGTTTTCCCATTGAGTCTATGGTTTTTTTGGCCATATGTGTCAATGCGATTGCTCGAGCGTCGGAGCGCCAGGTTACCGGTCGGTTCATCAAAGAACTGATCGGTAAGGTGCGTGTCTATGGGGATGATATTGTTGTCCCCGTAGATAGCGTCGATTGCGTGATCAACGACCTTCAGTCTTTTGGACTTAAGGTCAATGTTGACAAGTCCTTTTGGAATGGTAAATTCCGGGAGTCTTGTGGAAAGGAATATTACGACGGGCACGATGTAACTATTGTGCGTTTACGCCGTACTATCCCTACTTCACGCAAGCATGCAGCAGAGTTGGTATCTATTGTTGCTACTCGTAACAACCTTTTTCTTAAAGGTGGTTTTGATAGCACTATAGAATGGCTCGACAGCCAAATAGCGGGATTAATTCCGTTTCCGGTAATTGAACCAACTAGCTCTGCGTTAGGGCGCTACTCATATGAGGGCATTACTGCCGAACGTATGAGTGATGATCTACAGATTCCCCTTGTAAGGGCTGCTGTAGCCACTGAACGTCTTCCAAAATCATATTTGGATGGTTCAGGCGCACTAATGAAGTTCTTCTTACGACGTATAACAGAGATCTCGAATCCATCGAGGCCTGTTATTACAGACGAGAAGCATCTCCTGCGTGCAGGACGTCCTGTGTCCGTCGACATCAAGACCAGGTGGATCCAACCCTTTTAGGGGGTTGGATGGCTGTCTTTTAACAGAGCAGCCGTCAG